GTTTTGTAAAAATTTAAGACTTGACTCCATACCCGTGGCACACGGATCTGCCTTCCCCTTAATTAAATCTTCAATAAACCTTCCCTCAAAAAGTTTTATTGCTAAAGGACCGAGGGTCTTTAGCATGATGAAACTATTGTTCGGATGAGTCAAATGAAAGCCAATTTGATGCGGAGAGAATCGAATTTTTTTAGCCAAATTTAGCTTTAATTCTACAGTGAAAAAGTGACCAAAATTATTATACCCCAATAGATCAGGAGTCCCGTGTGCAGCACTATTTTCCAAGCGTGTAAATGATAATTTGCAATTATTTTTAATATTGAACGCTTTAATTTCATGCCAAAATTTAGTCTCACCTTTAATCATTTTTTAGGCTAAGTGTGTTGCTCTTTGGCTAATCAATTTTTTTAATAACTTCACCCATATTCCACTTTGAAGAATACAATGTCATCACCAATCTATGAGTTTCACGCACGCCAAGTATTTTGTTTTCCATTAATTTAATGTCCTTGATGTCGTAAAATTTTCCGTCCGGTAAACACACTTGAACTCTTGCTTCCTGGGCTACTGGCGATTTCATAAACTTGTCTAGGGCCTGTCTTAATAGCTTTCCTGATACCATGCTTGAACATATATCAAAAATAACTTATATTGCAAGTCATGGGTTTACCAAAGAGACTTACAGAAAAACAAATCAAGTTTGCCAATTTAGTTGTTGCCGAGGAGGGCAGGAAGACTGCCACTGAATGTGCAATTGCGGCAGGCTATGATCCCAATTCTGCCTATGTTTCTGCTAGTAAGCTTCAAAACCCAACTCTCTACCCTTTAGTTAGTCAGTACATAGGCAGATTAAAATCTGAAAAGATTAAAAAATATGATGTCACAAAAGAATCTCATTACAGTGAACTCGGGCAGCTGCGAGATGAAGCAAGACAATCAAAGGCCTGGAGCGCTGCAGTAAATGCAGAAGTAGCTAGAGGTAAAGCTGCCGGATTCCAAAACAATAATCATTTACATTTGCACAAGGACCTGGACAATATGGAAGAAGCAGAATTAGATAAAATGTTAGAGAAAGCTTTAAAAACTTACAAACCTATTATAGATGCAGAAGCAGAAACAGTAGAAGAAGTTAAAGACTAACCTTTTCCATTTTAGTTACGATTGATTTAGGAAATACATTACGATCAGAAAAGACTGCAGACTCAGTATCATAAGAAGCAAACGTCCAAACATGTTTATTATCTTTATCAAAAACATAAGCTTGAGTCATCATCTTTGCAGGTTTTAAATCTTTTACTTCAGCAGCTTCAGCATGGCCCGAATCTCCACACGGATCAATCCACTCTATAGAATAAAAATAATATTTCTTTTTACCTATTACTGCATGTTTATATTTTGACTTTTTTCTTTTCATACCCCTGTATAACACCTATAGGTTTTTTCTCTAGGCAACTTTTTTTCAAAACTCGATTCATATGCGCGCGTACGGGGATGCTAAAAGCGTTGATTTTACTGCATTGTAACCACTGTAACCACATTGTAACCAAGATTTGTTACAAAAATATCGTCTAAAACTGTTGGTATTAGCGAATAATAGTCATTTGAAACCTATTGTAACCATTGTAACCACGATTCGTAAATTGAAAAACAAAAAAATTTTTCTAGCAAAAAAAGTCTATAGGGGCTTTTACCCTAGCCCGGAGGGAAAGTGTGGCATAAATGCCACACTATTGTTGTATTTTAGCCACAGTCCATGCAGTATCCAGGTAAGCTACTGCTTTCGTTTTTATACAAGTGATTGTCACAATTTTTAGCTTTGCAAAAGGTAGTTCCTTTTAAATCTATGGTAGGATACTTGACCTTTGTTTTTTCAGCTCCAGGGTAGTCTTTAATTTTACCCTTATAGTATGTAATTAGTTTTCTCATCTTACCTCACAATATAAATCTAATTTTTTTGCTAAAGGTTTGAGTTTTTTAACCACTAGTTTGGCATCGTATAAACAACCCTCATAACCCGTGGCACCGTTTTTTATATTGCATTTGTGGTCTTCTACTTCTTGATTAAAAACATACCATATTCGTTCTAGTTCTTGCTTGGTAAATTTAACCGTGTATTTAACATTGTAGTTTTTCATATTTTTTCCTTTCATGTAATATCCTATATCATTACATTCCGGCCCTGTCAACTAATTCTTCCCATTCTTTTTTCTGCCTATAATATTGGTCTACTTTTTTCCACCATTCGTTCGCATAATGTCTAAATTCTTCGCCTTCTACGCGAAATTCCTGGTAGTATAGATCTTTACTACACATTAGAATGATTCCAAACTGGATATTAGTTTGATAGATTTGGTTATGGGCAATAGCATATCCTGCTAGTTGTAAAAAATAATCTTCAATCCATTCTTTTCTTTTTGGTTTATTAGTTTGTTTAAAATCAATAATGGCTTCTTTGCCTTCATAGATTCCGACTCCATCACTGGCCCCTGCGTACATGTCAGGATAAAATAAAACACATTCAGCTGCCCACAATTCTTCTAGCTTACCTGTTAATCCCTGGTCCACGATTTGTCTTGCCATCTTCGTGGCTAGTTGTCCTTCCGGCGTTAGATCTATAACCGGTCTATTTAAAAGATGTCCTTCAAGAACCGTATGCATAAGAGTCCCTCTCGATGCAGCATTGTCCGTGATTCTTGTGGCTTCAGTCTCTCCTACTCTAGCTTTCCACGCCTCCAATGAAGCTTTCTTCTCCTCACTTTCGCAGGCCTTTAATATACTTGTAACACTTGGTAACTTTTCGTCACCCACCAGGTAATGTCTTTTACCATCTATTATTTTCCGAGTCGATGTCGGGTAATAAAATTTTTTATTTAGTTTTATCATAACTTCCTTTCAATGTATGTTTTAAAACTGTTGTCCAAGGGTTTAGGTCGTAGTCCTTTACGCACCCGGACAAACTTATTAATATAACAATCAGCACAATAATACTTTTTATCTTCAACAATAACTGCATCTTTTTTACATTCACATTTAATCACGTTTAAATTCTAATCCGACTCTTAAATAATTTAACCAGTCACTTGGATTACTATCTCTTTTTTTATCATTACAAGACACACAACAAAAGACAATGTTATCAGTCATATAAGTTAGTCTCGGGTCATATCTATCTATACTAAAGTTAGTTGTTATTTGTCCCCTACGTCCTTGATACCCTTTACCTCTAGTTCCACGTCTAGCTTTAAATGTAAATGGCTGCTCACAATACCTACAGATTCTACCATCTGTTCCTGGAAATTTTTCTTTCATATTAATAATATGATTCATATACAATCGCCAAAATTCTTTTTTATCTATTTTAGGGGTATGTCCACCATACTTTTTATAACTAGGTTTGAACTTAGCAGTTATACATCTTGTTACATATCCTCGTTCCGAGTTCATGTATTCAAAATCCTTTTGTATTCGTCTTTCGTCGTTAGGATTTTTATACCCCATTATAAAACCAATCGATTTGTTTTTTCTAAACAAACTTTTTTCCCACCTTTTTCTAATAGTTTAAAACCATAGTAGGTTAAAGCTTGAGTAATATGTTTCATGTCATAAGTATCTACATCGTCAAAGACAAATCTAGCACCAGGATTAGAACGATTTGCAAAAAATAAAGCTTCATTTAAAACAGCCACAGTAGTATGAGGTCCATCAAAATGAACAAAATCATATTTGTTTATAATTTTTTTCTCTCCTTTATAATAAATAGGTACACCATTACCAAACGCATTAAAGTATTCTTGGTCTTCTAATTGAAACAATATAAAATTTTCGTGTTTCTTGAACGCTTCTAAAAAATTCTGTTTCATAGAGTTAGGGTACGTTGGTATTTTGTAAGACCCATCATCATTGTACAATAGATTACCTTCAAAGTCTGTCCATCTAGGAATTGTACCTGGAGGCATATCAACGTGATCGTAAATAATATCTCCGTAAGGATCAATACCGATATGAAAGTTAGGACGGTTCTTTAAATTTTCCATGATAACATCAGAGCCATAACCTTCTCTAACTCCTATCTCTACAGTTAAATAAAAGTCTCGAGGGCTTAATTGATCGGCCCACTTTGCAAGTAAGTTATACTCGGCGCTATCTCCAGTGATCATTAATCTTCCTTATCTAAATGTAATCTTTGTAATGATTCTTTGTAGGTGTTCATTATTTTTTGATGAGTCCTAAAATGTCTTTCGATATCATTGTAAGCCCATTCTTTTTTCTGCAAGATAACATCTAAAGATTTAGAAGCAGCTGTAGATGCATGGCCAATTATACTATAAGTAAAATCCTCAGTAATTTTATCCATTGTTGGAGGTATGGAATCAGGATTTGTACCTAATGTTAAACCCATAGAAGCCAAAGCTTCTTTTACTTCGTTCAAAGATACTCTTCCAAAGTTAGGTATTCTTAATAAATCTCTCTCTTGTTTTTGTACTAAGTCACGTAATGTTTTTACACTAGGTTCATAACGCGCAATCGCTGAATGCGATCTTACACTCAAAGGCAATGCTTCAAGTAATGTTTTATCTAATAGTTCACTTATCATTAGTTCTCCTTTATATATAATTTAGATCGAAGAGATCTTACTTCTTCAATTAGTTTTTCATTGTACTTGTGTAGCTTTTCATTTCTAAACTTTAAAACTTCTATTTGTTTAGTAAGGTCTGCAGGACCCCGATCATCTGTCGAAGTCCCTTTATTTTTTAACATTTCTAATTTTTCAATTAGTTTATGATATTCTTTTATGTCGGCTTCTGACATCATATTCCGTGCTTCATCAACTCATTAAATTTTTTAAGTTCATGCTCCGAAATATTTTGTAACCCATTGGTTCGGTTATAGATTTCACGGGCCTGATTAAGTTTGGCAGTATTTTGTCTGTCAAAATTTTTAGCCTTATTACTATCTATAACCTCGAAGTGACCTTCTCTAAGTTCCGTCATTAAGATGCTTTTTGACCCTTGACTTCATCAGTGAGCAACAAAGGTTTTGCCGGCTCTTTGATGTAATCAAATGCATTGTCAATGTTAATAAGAACTTCAAACTTTTTATTGTCTGCCGGTTCTTCTAACATTTCTGCACCTACTTTATATTTAAGTGCATCTTCTAATGAGTCAGCTTCTCTTACTACACTCACCATATCTGTCGCTCCCTTGTAAGAGAACGTTACTCTTTTGACTAATGTATATTTCATACTTTCCTCCTGTATTGGTTAGTCTTTGATTTTGCCATTTAAACGTTTGGCTTCTTTGTTTACTAGAATAGTAACCACCTGGGCCCTTGATACATTTGGGTCATCAGGTACTATTACTTTTCTAATTTTGTCTATCTTAGCGTAAACTTCTTTTTTCACTGAGATATTTTGATACTTGTTAAAATCAGTCATCTGTTATATCCTTTCTGTAATTAACATTTTATTCGTTTATCCTATAAAATAATAGTAGTCAAGGCAAATATGAAATTTTTTTTAACTATTTATATATGTTCAGTTGTATCACAACAATGTGCTATTCCACCTGGATATCCTAAAGAACAATCAGATTATTATGATTGTGTTCGAAATGGGCTTTCTGAGTCTTATGATATACTATATCAGGGTCAATTTAGTCAGGATGCTGTAGTTAATAATCGCTTATATCCTAAGTTTTCTTGTGAACAGGTCAATATTATTGACCCATCTAATGAAAAAAATACTTAACGCCCCTGTCGGTTGTAGGGCTTATAACTACGTTTTTCTGATTTATTCATATTTTTTTTATGTCTACCTATTTTAGGTTTAGTTTTTCTAACAAAAGTGTTGACTCCAAATTTAGATTTCTTTGCCATGTTCTTTTATAAATTTTTTATCACTTTCAGTTAATTTTAAATATCTAATGCTGCCATTAATATGTTGTTTAGTATCATGGCCACAGTTGGTGCATCTGTAAAATTCAGATACAATTGCAACTAATATTGTGTCTTCATTACACTCTTCACATACACCATGAACAGTATCAATATTACTAAACGCTCGCATTAAATTAATTTTAGACAAGTTCCCTCGCTGAACCTAATATAGGTTTGTATTTTGTTTTCCCTTCAGATTTATAAGCATGTAAGAATGATGCTCTTGGTGTTCCTTCTACCCAGCTGCAGTGGATCCATCCGCTATTAGGTTCACCCGGAGTGTAGAACTCAAGGATGAGCTGGTCTGGTGAAAGATTATTTTTTATCCAATCAAATAATTCAGCGTTGTCGACGCCAATACATTCGAAGTCTGCGGCCTCAGCTTTGGCATGCTGCGATCGTGCCGAGCTGCCGATAGCTTCACACAACGCTACGCTACGGAAACCGCTAGTCACCTTTACCCTGCCGAAATGGTCCCGAACCGGTTGCAAAATATTTTCACACAATGCTTTTAATTTTTCTATCTGTTCTGCATTAGGATTGTTATTGATACCCTTACGTATTGCAGTATCTGATTTGGTAAGTTCTGATAAAGTAAAATTACGAGAAAGATTCATTTTTATATTTTTTTCTGTTGTATATTTTTTTACTATTTAATCTATGTTGTCTAAATCTATCATCTCTAAGCATTTGTGCTTC